TCTGTAATACAGGTCTGGCCTTTCACTGGTACGGGTGGCGGCGGTAGCATGTTTGATATTAATTACCAATTGCGTCTTAATGATCTGTATGACCTATCCTCGACATCTGTCATTCAATATCAGATGGCTATGGATAATCTTGACCTTCTGGAACACATTCTTGTTGGTGAAACACCGATTCGATTTAATCAACACCAAAACCGTCTATACATTGATGCAGATTGGACCAACGATTTTGTTGCTGGCCAAGACTATATCATCGCGGAATGTTATCGTAAAATAGACCCTGCAACATACACAGATATCTATGATGACATCTTCCTCAAGAGATATGCAACAGCTTTAATTAAACAACAGTGGGGCGCAAACCTATCCAAGTTCAGTGGTGTTGCTATGCTTGGTGGAGTTACCATGAATGGTGAAACTCTCTATTCACAAGCAGTAGAAGAAATTAATAAGTTAGAAGAACAAATCCAACTCACGTTTGAGTTACCAGTCAACTATATGGTAGGTTGATCCCATGGCGGTTAATGCAGCATTTCATACTTCTAATTTTGCCTCCATAGCAACTGAAAGAAATTTGTATAGCGATCTTATAAAAGAAGCTATACAAATTTATGGGCATGATGTATATTATATGGATCGTACCCTTGTTGCTGAAGACAGCATATTGGGTGAGGATTCTCTTTCTAAATTTAGAAACCAGCATCCAATAGAAATGTATATGGAAGATAGTGATGGTGGATTTGCTGGTGAAAAAGAATTGATGAATCAGTTTGGTTTGCAGAATTTGAGTGAAGCAACTTTTGTTGTTAACAAATCTCGTTTTCAAGAACTAGATAGACAGATGCAAATTGAGGATGATACAGATACAACAGGTGGTTCTATATTATTAGAAGCTGGAACCATAGACCAAACATCCTCTTCAAGTATTTTGACAGTAGTTTCTGGTGACTCCAATTTTTATATTATACAGGATACTGCTGCGACAGATGCAGATAGGCCTAATGAGGGGGATGTTATTTTTCATCCTGTATTGAATAAGATATTCCAAATTAATTTTGTAGACCATGACGAACCGTTTTATCAACTGGACAGTAACCCAGTATATAAAATGAGATGCCGCCTTTGGGATTACAGCTCTGAGATTATTGATACAGGTATTACAGACATAGATGCAATTGAAGACTCCTTATCCCAAGACAGCAGGATATATCAATTCACTCTTGAACAATCTTCTGCTGTAACAGAAAATATAAGACTTGAACTTGGTATTGGCGATGATGCTGGATTGCTTCTTGAAGAAACAGATGGTGATAACATACTTGGCGAAAGTGACACCACTTCTGTTGGTGAGAGTGTTCTAGTTGAGAACTCAGCTGATACTGGTGATGCAGAATATATTATACAGGAGGACTATATAGTAGGTGATTATAGTACAGATAAGACTGCTCAAAATGAACTCTTTGAAGTTCAAAGTAGAGATGTTTTGGACTTTAGTGAATCGAATCCATTTGGCGATGTAGGGAGTAGTTCATAATGCTAGGACAGCAATTCTATCATGAGACAATTAGAAAAGTTATTGTTTCCTTTGGGACAATGTTTAACAATATTAATCTTGTCCGTAAAGACAACTCCGGTGCAGCAATTCAAGCTATGAAGGTTCCTCTTGCCTATGGGCCAAGGGAGAAGTTTTTAGTGCGTCTGAATGAAGATGCAGACTTAACTAAACAGGTTGCTATTACTTTACCTCGTATTGGTTTTGAAATCAAAAACCTTTCCTATGATCCTACAAGAAAACTTAATCGTGTACAACAGTTTAAGAAAGTAAAGGGTGCAAATACTCAACAATTAGATGCACAGTATATGCCTGTTCCCTACAATCTGGAACTGGAATTGTATATTATGGCTAAACAGTCCGATGATGCACTGCAAATTGTAGAACAGATTCTTCCATATTTTCAACCAGACTATACGTTGACTTTAAATGATATGGCAGATATGGGTATCAAGAGAGATGTTCCTATTATCCTCAATGGCATTTCTTATGAAGATAATTATCAGGGAGATTTTACTACTCGTAGGGCTCTGATATATACTCTTTCATTTACTGCAAAGTTCTATCTCTATGGCCCTGTTACTTCTAGTCAAGTTATCAAAACTGTACAGGTTGACCAATATACTGATTTGGAAGTTAACTCGCCTAAGAGAGAACAGAGACTTACTGTTACACCAAATCCAACAAGTGCTGATGCAGATGATGATTTTGGATTTAATGAAACAACATCTTTTTATCAGGATGCAAAAGAATATAACCCAGTAACAGGTGAAGATGAGTAATTCTATAGATAAGGCCCTCGGCGTGGTAGAACAAATATCAATCAAAATACCAACTCAAGAACTTACTGAGGTTTCTCGTTATCCAGCTGATTTGCTGGATGATGTTGCAGAAGACATTGACAATGACTATAAGTATCAAAGAGATAACTTCTATAATTTGGTTGAGAAAGGTTCAGCTGCAATTGAAGGAATACTGGAGCTCGCAAAAGAAGGAGAGCATCCAAGAGCATATGAGGTTGCTGGAAATCTTATCAAACAAGTCGCAGAGGTTACCGAGAAACTAGGTGATTTACAAGAGAAGATGAGAAAACTCAAAGAGGTTCCAAACAACGCACCGAAGAATGTAACTAACGCATTATTTGTTGGTTCTACAAAAGAGTTGCAAAAATTAATAAAAGGAAAAACTGAGGAAATGTAATGTCTGAATCAGTTTATTTGGGTAATCCTAATTTAAAGAAGGCCAATATAGCCCAAGAGTGGACTAGAGAAGAGGTTGAAGAATACACAAAGTGTATGAACGACCCTCTTTACTTTATTCAAAATTATATTAGGATTGTTTCTCTTGACGAAGGACTTGTTCCATTCAATCTGTATAATTTTCAGAAGGAGATGATAGGAACATTCCATGAAAATCGTTTTACTATCTGTAAGTTACCCAGACAGTCGGGAAAATCCACTACTATCATAGCGTATCTGATGCATTACGTTTTATTTAATCCAAACGTAAATGTAGCAATCCTTGCGAATAAGGCTGCCACGGCCCGAGACTTGCTGGGCAGACTTCAGTTAGCATATGAGCATCTACCCAAATGGTTGCAACAGGGAGTTATGAGTTGGAACAAAGGTTCTTTGGAGTTAGAAAATGGTTCGAAAATTCTTGCAAGTTCCACTTCAGCTAGTGCCGTTCGTGGCGGTTCTTACAACATCATTTTTCTTGACGAGTTTGCTTACGTCCCTTCAAATGTAGCCGAGCAATTCTTCAGTTCGGTGTACCCCACAATTTCATCTGGTAAGACTACCAAGGTAATGATTGTTTCCACGCCACATGGTATGAACATGTTCTACAAATTGTGGAATGATGCAGAGAATGGAAGGAACACTTATGTACCCATTGAGGTTCATTGGAGTGAAATCCCCGGCCGGGATGAAGCGTGGAAAGCAGAAACAATCAAGAACACTTCCCAGTCACAGTTCAATACAGAGTTTGAATGTGAATTCCTTGGTTCAATAGACACCTTAATTGCACCACAAAAATTAAGAACAATGTCTTACGTTCCACCAATTACATCTAATGCTGGCCTTGATTTATATGAACAACCGCAAGAAGGCAGAACTTATGTGTTGACGGCTGATGTTTCGCGGGGAACAAAAAACGATTATTCTGCATTTTTAGTATTTGATGTATCAGAGATGCCATATAGGATCGTTGCAAAATTTCGTGACAATGAAATAAAACCTCTCATATTTCCAGCTAAAATATACGATGTTGCTCGCGCATACAACCAAGCATTTGTTCTTATTGAGGTTAATGACATAGGAGAACAGGTTGCAAATACTATGCAGTTTGACTTGGAGTATGACAACCTTATTATGGCTTCCATGCGTGGACGAGCGGGACAAGTCCTTGGAGGGGGCTTCAGTGGTGGCCGAGCGCAGTTGGGAGTAAGAACGACTAAAGCTGTAAAACGAATTGGTTGTTCCAATCTTAAACAAATGGTTGAAGATGATAAATTAATTATTCAAGACCTACAAATTATTAGTGAATTATCTACATTTATTGTTAAGGGTCAATCATTTGAAGCTGATGATGGGTGTACTGATGACCTTGTTGCATGTCTATTCATATTTGCCTGGGCGACTGACCAAACATATTTTAAAGAATTAACTGACATGGATATAAGACAGACCATGATGAGAGAACAACAGGATATGCTGGAACAGGACATGGCACCATTTGGATTTGTTGTTAATGGTTTGGAAGACGAAAATATCGGCACAATGGTTGATGAATATGGAACACGGTGGAGTCCAGTAGTCAGAGATAATAATACAGATTGGTGAAAATATAAATACTACTATATAAATTCTATTAAATCATTATCGACTTTTATCCAACAATTTGAACATAATATTAGAGAGTTATCGATAAGATGAAGTATCTCTTTACGGCTTTCATCACCCATACCAACCCTTTTTGTTATTTTTCGTATTTGGGAATTGTGGGGGTAGAACTTTAAACACACGGTTTCACTCTCACCACAATGTTTACATGACTTATCTGCTAAGAACTCGTTAAGTAATACGATTCTTTTTCGATAATTTCTACGAGCTACCTTCTTAATAGTATCTTTGTATTTTTCATAATGTACATTTGGCATGGTTTTATTTATATGTTGTTACACATATAAAAATGGTTTTTGGAAATCATTTTTTTTATAAATATATTCGAGGAAACAAAAAAACACTCTACTATAAAAGGAGTAATAAACATGGCATTTTTAGTTTCGCCGGGCGTTCATGTCAGGGAAATCGATCTTACAAATGTTGTCCCAGCGGTTGCGACATCTATTGGCGCAATTGCCGGACCATTTAGTAAGGGGCCAGTATCGTCTGTAACTGCAATTAATTCAGAGGAACAGCTGGTATCTACGTTTGGTAAACCAGACGGATCAAATTTTGAGTGGTGGTTTACCGCAGCTAACTTTCTACAATATTCAGATTCATTGCAAGTAATTCGCGCAGAATCAGCCATTCTAAACGCTGGTGCAAACAGTGGTATTCTCATTCGTGATGATGACCATTATGAAGCATCCTTCTCTACGGGACAAGGTTCTAATGGTGAGTGGACTGCTCGTTCCGCCGGTACTTGGGGTAACTCAATCGGTGTGGATATTTGTCCTAGTGCGCGAGCATTCTCACAGCAACTTGGTT